ACTAACCTAACTTGTGCTGCTCAAAACTGTAATGTTGATGATTTTGCTCTTAAGAATGACGCAACAGATATTGGAGTTGGCTTAACCCTCACAGGTGATAATTCTTCGGCAGACACTAATTATGTTCCTAATATATTATACAACACAGACGATACTCCACCCGCCGCTTCAGGTTTCCCAAGAGGAACTTTGTATATTCAATATACTCCATAATATGAAAAAATTAATTACAATTTTATTTATCTTATTGCTTAGTGGGTGTAGTCAACCTATACAGAATGTTGAAATTGAACAAGGCTTAGGTGGCGGTGTAGTTACGAAAGAATTTAAAGTTGGTGGTGAAAGAGTCTTAATTGGAGGTGAACAATTATTAGGAGCTAAAATGGACTCAGTAAAAGATTTCAAACCAGAAGTTAAACTTGAGAAATGGGGAGACGAAACCTATATTAGAGTTTGGAGTGATGAAAAAGGTGATAAAACAGCTAAACAAGAAGACGGAAAAATAAAATGGAATACACCAGAAAAAGAGTTTAATTTTTATACTACTACCTTTGAAGGGAACGAAGCCTTTGAATATGAGATTATCTTAAAAGAGAAACCTAAAAGTAATGTAATAACTTTAAATATTGAAACAAAGGATTTAGTCTTTTATTATCAGCCTGAACTTACGCAAAAAGAAATAGACGAAGGAGCTATCAGACCTGAAAATGTGGTTGGAAGTTATGCAGTTTATCACTCTATTAAAAATGGGCATTTAATAGGCAGCACAAATTATAAGACTGGTAAAGCATTTCATATTTATAGACCTCAAATGCAAGATGCAAAAGGAAATAAAGTATGGGGAGAATTGTTAATTGAAAACGGAATAATGAGTGTTACTATCCCACAAGGTTTCTTAGATAAAGCAACTTACCCAGTTAAACACGCTATGGGAGCTACTTTTGGAATTACAGACATTGGTGCATCTCAGGGTTTCAATACTACTACCTGGACTATTGGCGGAGAGGGTGTTTTGAGTGAAGACGGAACAGTAACTCAAATATCAGTTTATTTAACTTCACCAAGGACTCCGCCTGATTTGTCAAAGGCTGCTATTTATACTTTATCTGGTAGTACATTAAGTTATGTTTCTGGTTCTATTTCAAATGAAATAACACTTGGTCCAGCAAACCAATGGAATGATTACACTTTGTCAAAAAGTTTAACAGCGGGAACGTATTGGTTACTCATGCAAGGTGATGGTGCTGCTGGGCTTTATTATTATACAGCCTATGATGCAGGAACGGATGAAACTCATGAACAAAATACTAATTATGCAAATTTTCCTGATGCAACTCAAACTTATGACAGTCAAGCAAGACTAACTTCAATTTATGCTACTTATACTCCGCCTCCATCTCCAACAGCGATAACTGATATAGCAACAAGCTCAAGTCAAACTTCAGTAAATTTTAAAGGTTCAGTTGTTGTTGAAGATGACGATGGAGGTGATGCTTCTTTTGAATATGGTATAACCGAGGCTTTTGGTGCAACTACAACTCCAGAAACTATTAGCGGAAATAGCACATTTTATTTTAATCAGACAGGTCTTACTACTTTGACACCATATTATTACAGGTCTGCTTATGATGCCACAGGTTATTATATCGGAGATACTTATTTAGTAATGGCTGGTGATGTGGCAACTACAACTCAAATAGAAGAACAATGGGGTAAGGGAACATCAGATGAGATGGAAGTAAGCGAAGATAGTTTAATAATAACATTAGCTGGGTCAGCAGCTCTTGTAGATACAGAAAGTTATGAAGTAAACCTTGGTGATTGGTTTGACAGCGATTCTAATGGTACAGCTTGTTGGACTAGAGATTCTGGTGGAACACCATCAAACCCTACTGGACCAGACCACGCAGAAGATGGCAGTTATTATATGTTTACAGAAGTTAGTGGCACTACGCAATGTAGAGGAGCAACATATTATGATACGATAGAATATACACTATCAGGAGAGGTTGATGGATATGTTGATTTCTATTATCACATGTTTGGAGCATCAATGGGAAAACTTGCACTAGAGGCAGAGATAGATAGTTCTTGGGTTGAAATATGGAGTCAGGATGGTGCAGTACAAGCAAATTCAGCAGCAGCATATATACAGGTTACAACCCCTGATACTGATTGGGAGGGAGCAACAGCTATTAGATTTTATTATGACGGTGCTTCAAGTTATTATGGAGATGCAGCCATAGACTTTGTAAAGGTTTATGAGGCTTCACCAGAAGCAACTACTGGCACTTGGACATCACTTTCTACAGATTTAAGCGATATTACTAATGCTGATGCAAGTAAGATTGAATGTGCAACTACAACGCCTGCAAACACAGAACTAAGTTTGTATACTGGTATTAATTCAAGTGTAGATACACCACCTACCTCTTGGGACTTAACTTATTGTGGGGTTACCATACCAAATGCAACTGGCGACCTTTCAAGTAATTATTTATGGAGCAAGATTATAGCGACAAGCACAGATGGTATTGCAAACGTAGCAGTAGATTGGCTGACGTATGGTATTAATACAGGAGCAGCCGCAGAAGGAACAAATACACAAATCAACATTGGTGATGCTTGGAAAGCCATTGACGGAATGCAAATTAATATAGGAGATGCTTGGAAAGCTGTAGAGGGAGCACAAATTAACATAGGAGACTCTTGGGAAACAATTTATTAAAATAAGGATTAATTAATATGAAAAGAATATCACATCTTATATTGGATTTAATTATTGGTTTTTGTTCTTCTATTTATCTTTCTTTTTATTACTTTATACATGACTTACACAACCCTATAGTATTAAAAGAGATAAATAAAGGATTTAATGATAACCCTGATTGGGCTGGTGGTGATTTCAGGAATGGGAAATGTAGTATGCAGGGTCTTAGCTACAGAGAAATTTATAAATATAGAAAAAAGAATCACACAGAAGAGAACCATCATAAATTAAGGTTTTAATAATATCATTAACTAATATAAATAAAAATTTATGAATTACCTAGACAAACTTATTGAAGTATTTACTTCAAAACAAGCAAAACGTGCATACTGGAACTTCGGTAATGCAGTTGTTGGTTTGCTTGTAGTATTCTTTGGGGAGATAGACCTAACTTACGCACCATTTATCATTATGGTTCTAAATTGGGCTACTAAAGAAATTAATAACAAAGTATCTAAATAATAAATATATGGAGGTTAAGAAAGCGGACTGCGAAAAACATATATCTAATTTCAACGATAAAATGGATGATTTAAAAAAAGATTTAACAGATTTTAAAATAGAAGTCATCAAAGAAATCGCTGACTTACCAAACAAACTGGAAGCAAAGTTTGCTCCCCTTTGGGTTGCTCAAGCCCTTAAACTTGTAATGGGAGCTTGCACATTAGCTATCATCGGTGCTGTATTAGCATTGATTTTAAAATAGCACATTAAAAAAAGGAGATAAGACATGAAACAATTCAAGCTTTATACAGCAGTATTCACCGCTTTTATAGCTTTTATAGCTATACTCGCAATCAACAGAATCAAAGATTTTCTTTGGAAGATCGCCACAGGGCAACCTTAACATACGTTAACCTAGTAAAAGATGGTTAACAAAGGAGGACAAAATGAAGAAAGCACTATTCGTATGTACCGACTGTACTGACATTATGGCCTGTAATGGCATTTTTAGTAAGGGAATTGCAGTTTGTGATTATTGCAAGGTAAAAGATCGTTGCGATATTCGTAACAATACCCACAAGTACAATTACTTTCATACCGTTACTGACGGACAATGTGATAAATGTCATGCTTAATCTCCAGGGGACTTAAAAACTCCCCATCTCATTAACAATTAAGTTAATATATGAAAAAAGAAAAATTAATTATCAATGAAGTTATAGACTCTGGTCTTATTGTTGAAGATCCAAATGAAAAAGATTATCACTCAAAATTATTTGAAAAGAGTGATACTCCGATGTTTGGCGCTATTTCACCTTTAGAAAAAGCTCCAATAATTTTTCCTAATGGTAAAGGGTGGCATCAAATTGCTACTAGTTATGGTAATCCAGAGATACAATTGAATAAGAATTTTGATACTTATTGCTGTGTCCTTTTCGGTATAGCCAAAGCGACTTGTTATTATTTATTTAAACGTTACGGTGTAAAAACAAGTGTTTCAGAAATGTATAATGCTTTTTATGCCCGAGTAGAACATGGAAGAGGTACAAGTATTCGACTAGGAATGGAAAGTTTCAGAAAATATGGATGGGTAGAAGACAGAAATTATCCCTTCACAGCTGAAATGGTCCTTAAAGATTTTTACAAAAGACCACCAAAAGAAATTCAGATTATGGCCAGAGGTAAATTAAAAAAATGGAAATTCCGCTGGGAGGTTATACCAGTAAACTTAGATTCAATTAAAAATCAATACAAAAGAACACCAGTTGTTTTAACCGGATTCGCTTGGGCATCAAGAAATGGTATTTATTATGACAATGGTAGATGGGCAAATCACTGTTTTTTAGGGCTAGAAGTCCTAGATAATGGCAATAATTTCTGTGATGACACGTACCCTAAGACCTTTAAATACAAAGAAAACGTCCAAAAAGACGAGTTATTTAAAGAATTACACAAATCATTCAAATATGCCTCAGCTCACGCTTGTTGGTTAGAGCCAATTGAGGAAAAAAAAAAATTATTAACTTATTTTATAAATATGTTCAAAAAAATATCAAGAGATACAAAAGGTGGATTCTGGTTTATTAAAGACGGTAAGAAGCAAAAGATTGAAGATTGGGAAGCTATGCTCGGTTCTATAATCGATGAAATAGGTGTTGAAAAAAATAATTTAACAGATGATGACTTGGCTAAACTTCCAGATCATAAATTTTTCGGAAAATAAAACAGAGGTTTTTATTCCCGATGGATTTGAAAAATTCATTATAACTATATTTATTTTACTTATAATATACTTAATTTATAAAATTTTTACTGTATGACTAAAAAAATACTAATAACTTTATCACTACTTGTTTTCCTGGCACCAGGAATCGCTAGTGCTGATGAAGTAAAAATGGCAACGGTGTATAACCCCAGCACGGGACATAGAGAGTCAGTTGTTGTGGGCGATCCATACGCTTTTCAGGGTGGATACATTCTTGAAACAAAAGAGCCGATGATTGGCTTTGCTCCGAGTACTGGTTACTCTGAAAGATTGAGCGAGTCAATCACGGCTATAGCTACTGAGATACCAGTATCATCAGTGGATGATAGCGATGGCACAACATTAACTTGTTCTGCTACTAATAAATGTTATTTCAATATCGAGCAGGGAACAAGTAAAGAAGAAAGAGTTGTATGTTCAGGTTTGTCAACAACTGCATTTACACCATGCGTACGTGGTTTAGCCGCCACAGGGAATAGTGAAGTTGGTGATAGTGATCTAACTTTTCCTCATAATGCAGGATCAAGAATCATAATGACAAACATTGCTCAATTTTATAGTAATTATGTTAATTTATATGATGATCAAACTAAGAGCGCTGGTGTTTTAACTTTTACTGAGTCACCAATAGTACCGGCTCCGACCACCGATAGTCAAGCTACTACTAAAGCTTATGTCGATGGCGTAGCACAACAAGGTGGTGCAACTTCAACCGCGACTGTAGTGGGAATCGTTCAACTCGGAACTCAAGCTGAGATGGCCGCTGGTACCTTTGATTCTGATGAACCACAAGTATTATCAACTCAATATGCCTCATCTACTCCATTAATAGCTACTACTATTATTCCTATTACTGGTACAGATGGTAAATTAAGCCAATCATTTTTAGATCTTACAGAAGATTTTGCTTTCGCTACAACCACTCAAGCAACCTCAACCATCGAATACGCTGAGATTGCTAACTTATATGTGACTGGTTCAACTACAGTTCCAACACCAACAGGCGATGATGACATAGCTAATAAAGCTTATGTTGATTCCTTTGGTAATAAAAAATTATTAACAGGAACAACAGTAGTTGATACTCATAGCTCAACTAATGAACAAACTGTTTTCACAACAACACTTTCAGGCGGAGAGTTAGGATCTAATAATGCAGTAGAAATTGAAATACCTTTCTCTGAATTAGATATGAACACAACAGGAACCTTTGATATAAAGATAAAATATGGTGGAACAACATTAGCAACTATATCGCAAGCAGGCTCTAGTGGCGCAGTTGACATGACAGGTTCAATAACAGCTTTTATCATAGCCACATCTACTGATGCACAAAAAGGAATTATTGAATTAAAAGCAACTGAAAATGGATCAGACCCGAACGGAGCTTTGAATGTTGCACATAGTTTTGCGACTGGTTTTGCCACAGAAGACAGCACCGGAGATTTGACACTAGCGGTAACAGTTAAAAATTCAGAGAGCAATTCAAGTTATGGAATAGTAACAGAGGGCTATATAGCAAGTATAATAAAATAATATAAAAATATGAATATCACAGCTGATGCTTTAATAGCTAAATGTCAAAGAAATATTCCCGACCTGGGTCAACGAGTAGAAGATTCTGATTGGTTTTTCTATTTCACAGAGGCGATTCGTAGAGCCCGGGCTGGCAGAACTTTACCTTGGCAAAAAAGGACAACTTCAATGGAATTTTTTACTAATATTTTCGAATATCCTTTACCTTCTGATATAGATTCCTTCATTAAACCACACAAGGATATGTTGGTATCAACTGATGAGGGTCCTTTCTTACTTTACGGCCGTGATAAAGATTTCTTTGCGAATAATAATTACAGTCTAGGTATAAAATGGGAGAGAGACGTGAGAACATTACTCGCCAAACAAGAGAGTGCAGCCATGGTCTTGATGGATGGATTCGGAGACGATGCCACTGAATACGATTTAACAGGGGACGCTAATACACCGGTATCAGACAGTATCAGATTTAAAGAAGGCGCAGCCTCGTTACGGTTCAATATCACATCTAGTTCAGGTTCAGCAATTATCTCAAGAACACTTGGAAGCAAAGTTGATCTAACTGAATATCTTAATAAAGGCTATGGATTCCTTTGGTTAGACATGCCAACTGTGGTTGATAGTGTTACAATAAGATATGGAAGTAGTGACACTGATTACTACGAAGTTCAAGCGGTAGCGGTTGATTTCTTCGGCAACGCATTCACAGCTGGTAAGTTTAACATCTTACAGTTCGACATGAAAAACGCAGTCATAACCGGAAGCCCAGACATCACCGCAATTGATCGATATGTAATCACAATGACTGAAACCGTAACTGACACAGACTTCCGCATCGATGCCTTCACATTCCATATTCCTTCACTTTTGGAGTTACCGTACAACTCAAAAAATGTTGTTAAAGACAACAGTGGAGATTATCAAGAATCTGTGACTGCCGGAAGTGATACAATCCTAACAGATGAAACATACGAAGCCGCGTTCATGTATGATGCTATTGAAAACGCAGCTACGTTTAAACTAAGAGATACTGACTTAATTGTTTTAGCTAAAAGTAAAAAAGATGAAAGATACATAGATTTAAACAGACGTTATCCATCAGTTGAAGCATTAGCCCAATCTAATTATTATTCAAAATATAATAGAATATGAGTGATAAAAGAGCACGGGAAATAGATAAATGGTATATCTTTCCTGACAATTTAAACCCACCTAGATTTCGAGGATATATAACAAGAGATGATGTTAGTCAGGTTAGGGGTGCCTTTCCTGTTGGACAGAATATGATGTTTAATGATGGTATGATACCAACAATTAGACCAGGTAGTATAAGGATCGGGAGTCAGAAATCAGGGACCACATCAATTAAAAGAGCCTGGAGATTTGAAAGACGTGATGGGCAACAGATTGAAATGAGAGCTTATGGCACTAAAGTAGATTTTTTTATAGCAAATGAAATGACAGAGTATTCAGATCTTCTTTCCGGACTTACAGCTAATAAAGAGTTTTGTTTTGCTGTAATTTCAAAATCAAGCATTGTACCTTCCTATGTATATTTTTGCAACGGAGTTGAAGATTGGTATAAATGGAGTGGTGCTTTTGCTAAATATCAAAGTGATGATGCTTCAAGTGTAATTACAGTCGATGAGTTACTCGGTAAAGCTGCTTATTTACAAGGTAGATTTTTGTCAATCGTAACATTGGCTAATTTCCTTTCAGTATCCGATGGAAGTTTTAGAATCACTATCGATGGTACTGGTTATAATGTTGATGCTTTAGATTTCACAAGTGATACTACATTAGCTGAAGTAGCCGCAACTATGCAAGTAGGCCTTCGTACAGCAACTTCATCTTTAGAAACTGTTACTTATGACAGTGATAAAAATGCCTTTATTATCACGACTATCGATAGCAACTCTTCTGCAATAACTGTGGCCACAACTTCAACCGGAACAGTCGGCACAGATATATCAGGTGAAGGACTAGCTTACGCAAGTTTAAGTGAAAATCGCGCGTCAGCTTTCGACCGAGAGGTTTATAATTTCACAGTTGAAGGTTCAATCGTTATTAATGGAGAAATAATTCAATATACTGGAATAAGCGGATATACTTTTACCGGATGTGCAGCGGTTCCTACGGCTCCGACTGTTGACGATATACTAGTTCAAGCTCCAGAAAATGTTATGCTTTCTAGTTTTAAGGGGAGTGTTGGGATGGCGCACGGTGGGCGTATTCATGCGAGATTGGAAACTAAGAAGTCAGTTAGTAATTATTCGAAATTAGATGATCCTGATGATTGGACAACTGGTTCAAACGATGGTGATGGTGGGGCAAAAGAGATTGAGCAAGGTGGTCCTATCACTGCTTACGGTAATGATGAAAAAAGTTTATATATTTTCAAAAAGAGAAAAATTAAAATACTCGAGTTTACTCAAACTGGAACACGTGTAGATGTACCATTTTATGCTGATTTGAAGCCAGCTGATGACCGTTCTACTACGACTGGTGCCATAGGTCAAAAATCTACTTTTCATTCACCTAATGGCATTATATTCGTAACAGAAGATAAGGAATTAATACATTTAACACGTGAAAAAGACATCGATTACCCTCAATTATTATCTATTTCTGACCCTATCTCACCTACTTTTAAGGCTGGAGTGCATGATGAAGCAGCTGGAATAGTCTATAAATCAAAGGTTTATTACGCTTTTAAGCGAGATTCTAACAGTAATTATAACGATGTTGTAATAGTTTATGATTTGATTCGTAAGATTTGGCATGCGCCATATATCGGTTGGAGCGTAGGCGATTGGACAATTATTGAAAATAAATTACGTTGGCACTCATCAATCACACCGAATACATTCGAATTACAAAGTGATTTGCTTGATAATAGTAGTGCTTACACAACAATCCTTAGAACACATTCTGAAGACTTTGGTGAACCGACGCTTCAAAAAACTATAGATTCTATAGCTCTTGAACTAAAGTTATCAGACAACTTTGAAGGTACAATTACTGTGCTTTATGACGATGATGGATTTAGTGGGCAAACTGAAATTGATATATCAGCTGAGGAAGATATTGGACATATTTTGAAGAAAGATGAATATACTATGTTTGGCAGTTCACCATTTGGATCAAGAAGATTTGGATCAAATGAAGACCTTGCAGGTTTAGATAAATACATATATATTATTCCGCTAAAAGCAAATATACAATTTTATAATGTATCTATTCAAATATCATCTGACAAACAAAATGTGAATTATGAATTGATTAGATATGCTTATCATGAACATCAATTATTCCTATTACCAGCTGAAAAATTTATCAAAAATATAATATAAAATAAAAATATGCCTGAAAATTTTGCCAAAGGATTGTTTAGAAATCCAAAAACTGATGCCACTATAAATACTGAGAATTTCACTGGTCGTGATAGCTTGGGTAACGTTATTAGTGGCGGATTAAATGCGGAGAATTTAAAAACTCAAGGCTTTAATGCTTTAAACAGCAAACTTGTTAACGGTGGAGAACTTTTCTCTGACGGAACTGGTTTCCAAAAATTTGTTCAAAGACCGAAAGGGTTTGGAGTAAAACCAACCGCACCGGAGGCCGCGAAGATCGTTTTTACCAATCCTAAGACAGGTGATACAACATCTGTTGATCCAACTGACCACACTCAAATGCAAAAATTAACCAGAGAAGGACAAGTAACTGAATCTACAGATTTTGTATCAGACACAACTCCAGATATTATTTCAGGAGATAAAGTTTTTGAAGAAGCTAGAGGTCTTGATACAGCTGTAGCAGAGGCAAGAGGTTTATTAACAGCTGAGCAAGCAGTAATCAAAGAACAAACCGACGCATTAATTCAAGGTATAACAGCTGATTTTGAAGCATCAAAAGAAGCGGCACTTAAAGCACAAGAAGCTGATAAGTCAACTGAAAAAGCTATTCAATTCAGAACAGGTCAGGCTGGTACTGCATTTGGAATAGAACAAACTAAGACAAGAGATCTTCAAAGAAAAGCTGAATTAAATAGTTTATTGTCTCAAAAACAAGATCTTATCAGTAAAGCTCAACGCGCTTCTCGTGATGATAATATCAAATTATTAAAGGAATACATGACTCAGATCGAGGATTTAGACACTAAATATTTTGATAGGCAAAGAGAGCAAAGACAAGATCAGATCCAAGAATTTATTGACTTATCACAAGAAGAGAGACTTGGGGCAAGACTAGGATTCGACATTGATAAATTCAATATTGGTGAAGCTCGACTAAATAGGAATCAAGCTTTAGTGGCAGAGAAATTTGATTATCAAGTTGAGAAAGATGATCGTGAAAGAACTTTAAAGAATATAACGAGAATGGCTAATTCAGGGATCTCAATAGACGGCCTAACAGATGAGGAAATAATGAAGCTAGAATATGAGGCGGGCTTAGAATTTGGCACTTTTGAGGCGTTTTACTCCAGTTTAGAAGACGAAAAAGCTAAGGGTGAAATAATTGATGACTTAAAAATTGAGAAAGCAATGGTTGACATCGCTAACGTGAGAAGTACAATTAATAAGAGAGAGACTAGTGGCTCGGGAGATAGTGGTGATGATAAAGACATTCAAAAATTTAGAGAAGCTGTTGCTGAAATGATAATTGAACTTGATAAAGAAGATGGTGGTGTCGTCTGGAGTACTGCTTTTGATAATATAAAAGCCAGGTTCCCAGAAGCATCAAATGACGCTATTAATGGTGCCCTAGGCGGTGGTATTCCATTCTCTAATGGAGAGTTTGATACTTCCGGAGCCTTTGGTAGAGCTAAAGAAAAATAAATGGCAACTTGGGAAGAATTCAATAAACAAATAGAAAGTAAAGCACCAACTCAAGCCCCTCCTGCTTGGGAAGCTTTTAATAAGCAAATGTCTGAGAGGGCGTTTGGCTTAGAAGCGTCTGAACAACAAAATGTTGATAAAGAATTATTTAAGACGTTGAGAAGGCGCGGTGCGCCACAAGATGTTTTAAAATCGTTTGATCCAGAGAGAGTTAGCTACTTAAGAACATTGGGCGAAACTGCTGGGAAAGGTTTGAGCAGAGGTTTTGGTATTCTGAGGGGAACTACACAGTTAGCTTCACCATCAGTTCTTTTTGCGGCAGTACCAGGGGGAGTTACCCCAAGCGAGGCGGCGGAAGAAAGTTTTCAAATGGCTAAAAGACTTTTTAAGGGAGAATCTGAGTTCGATGAAGGAGTGGAACAGGCCGCGCAGCAATTCTTAGAAAAAACTTCAAGAAAAGATGAAAAAGGTAACTATATACCAACCATTCCAAATGTGGTTACATTGGCCACGCTTGGATTTTTTAATTTATTTGGAGATCCAGCGTTTGAGGTTGGCGTTGGTCTAAAGGGAATTAAAATTGTAAAGGAAGCTATTAAATTTAAAAAAGTAGGAGAGGTAAAGAAGGTGCTGCCAAAGGGGGTAAAATTTAAAGGTGTTACTAGAGAGCTTGAGATACCAATTGGTCCTGACCTTAAAATAAAAGTTCAGCCAAAAACTAAAGATATTATTATTAAGGGCTATAAAAAGAGATTTCCGTCTCAGAAGGCTTTACCTGAAGGACAGCTATCAAAGGAAACAACTGACCTTATTATGACCACTAGGGATGCCACAGGAGCAGAAATGGTTGCTAAATTCCAAGGTGATGACCTTGTTATGAGACCAAAACGAGCAATTGGTAAGCCAGCTGTTCAACCTATAACTAAAGCAGTAGCGAAAGAAATAGACCCCTTAACTAAAGAAATAACCAAAGCCAAGGCAAGAGGTGATAGTTTTGAGGATTGGGTTAACAATATAGACAGGGATGCTTTAGAAATTTATAAACAACAAAAAATAGATGCTGGTGAAAAGTTTTCTTTTAGTGATTTCACTCCACAAGAATTTAAGTCAAAAAAAGAATGGTCTGATAAAATATTCAAACCACAACTTAAACAACTATGGGATAAAGGAGCAACTAAAGTAGATGACATAGCCAGTGATATATCCAAAGCTAAAGCAGAAGGTAAGAGTTTTGATGAGTTTAATAATGACTTTTTATCTGGTAAAACTGGATTAAAATTTCATATAACTGACAACCCTAATTTTAAAATAAGAACAGACATTATACCAGAAGATACTGTGTCTAAAGTAGTAACAAAAAAAGTTTTAACTAAAAAACAATTTGAAGAGCAATTATCAAAAGATACAAAGATATTTAGAGAACGTGGTATAAAAACAAAAGATGAAATAACAAAATATATTGATACACAAAGGAAAATGTTTGAAGAAAAAGGTGGCGGTGCTGGATTAATGGTTACAAAAAGTTTAGATGAATGGCTGGAAAAGGGTGTATTATCTGGTGATAGAAAATTTGTTGCTATAATAGATACATCAAAAGTTGCTGATAAAAATTTAGAAATAGCTACAAGGGGCTTTGGAAACGAAATATTTATATCATCTCCAAAAGATGCAAAAGTTATAAAAGTTGTTTCGATAGAAGAAGCGTTAAAAATACAAAAAAGAGAACAATCAGCTATCAAAACTAAATCCCAACTTAAACAACTATGGGATAAAAAAGTTGAGGTGAAACATAAGGGTAAAGTTAAAGTTGAAGAAGTTCCTCGCGAACAATTGCCAGTTGGAGCTGGTAAAGAAAAAGTCAGTCGATTGGAAGCAAGAATCAAAAATTCACTTGGTAAAACTTCACCAGAAGATATTGAGAGACTTGGATTATCTACTTTTAAAGAAATGAATAAAGCTGAAAATATTGCTATGGCCAGTGAGTATGTTTTGAAAAATCCTGATGAAGCATTAGAAGTTTTAAAGGGAAATATTGATGCGCCAAAAGGTGTTGTGAATAATTCTATACTTGTGGCTATGAATAATTTAGCTAAAGGTGATGTTAACTTAGCGTTAAAATTAGCTTCATTACGATCTACAAGGTTAGGTCAAGAATTAAGTATCTTAACCGAATTAGATAAAGCTTCACCGGTTAAACATATCGAAGAGATAATCAGAATCAGAGAAAAAGCGATCACAAAGAAAGGTAAATCAATCAGACGAACCAAAGAAAAAATTACAAAAGATATTAAAAAGAGTATTAAAAAACCAGACAAACATGACTGGAGTAACTTCATTAACTCAATAAAATGCTAATATGGCTTGGTGCTTGAACAAGAATCTTGCAAAAGATTTTGTAGAAAAATTAAAAAGTGGTGAAATAAATCCGGAAAAACTTGCCGGCATGACCAGTAAACAAAGACGAGCTTTTTTTGCTAAATCTCTTGGAGAAGAGAATGCCAAGAAAGTGAATGCTTTATTTGAAAGTAAATTACTTTTGAAGAACCAAAAAGCTGGTATGATTACTTGGGCCAAAAAGATTGGTAACCTTAAAGAGACGGCTCGAAGAGATGTTATTTCAAAAATTAACAGACTTGATAAAGCTTTAAATCCGGCAGAGGAAGCAGCTTTTTTAGAGGATTTAGTTGCCTCAAAACTTGGCATCGATGTAACACTCGAAGAAGCTAAAGAAATTTCAAGACTAGCTAAGCGGTCAGAAGAGTTAAGAATTAAATCTATTGATCCAAAACTTGGGAAGGCTGAAAAAAAAGCTGCTGAAACTGATTACGGAATGTCTTTAATCGAATTTGCTGAATATAAAAATAGTATTAGTCCGTCAGATTTTAAACCTCTAAATTTTTTTACTAATGTAGGAAATCTAGCTAAAACATTAATGTCATCCTTCGATGTCTCAATGTATTTTAGACAAGGTTGGGGTATGATGAGTACAAAAGAATTTTGGAAAGATTTTCCAGATGGACTTCGTTTCTTTTTGAGTGAGGATAGTTACCAAAAATCATTAGCTAGTATTCTTGGCCACCCTGATTATGAAAAAGCAAAAACAGCAAAATTAGGTATAACTAAGATAGGAACTAAGCTTTCAGAGCGTGAGGAAGCCTTTCAGTCAAGTTTAATCGATAAATTACCTGTATTTAGGGGGTCTATGAGAGCATTCGTAGGTTTTTTGAATAAGGTCAGGTTCGATCGGTTTAGATCTCTTATGAAGCAAGCTGAGATGGCTGGAGAGAATATTAGTAAAGGTAGTTCAACGCTAGACGATCTTGCTGATGTAGTTAATAATTTTAGTGGTAGGGGAAGACTAGGGAAAAAAGATAGATTTGGTAATGTTGCTCCGATATTAAATGTAGGATTATTCTCACCTCGTAAAATTACTGCTACTGTAGAAATGTTTAATCCTAGGAATTTTTTAGATCCTAAAATAAGTAAAACTGCGCGGAAAGCGCAGTTCAGGCAATTAATTGGTAGTCTTGCTATGACTGTCACAGCACTCGGATTAGCCCGGGCTATGGGACATGATGTTGAAACAGATCCAACGAGCTCTGATTTCGGTAAAGTAAAATCAGGAAAAACAAGAATAGATTTTACTGGTGGTAATGGTACTTATGCAGTTTTATTGGCCAGGTTGCTAACCGGTACTACAAAAAGTTCAACCACTGGAAAAGTATATACATTAGGAACCGGTTATAAACCGACTACTAGGTTAACATTGCTCGCGAGGTTTGGTAGAAATAAACTAGCGCCGATGACATCTTTCATGGCCAACATGTTATCCGGAGTAGATTATAAAGGTGATCCACTCGATGTTGGACAAGAGGTTAAAGAAAGAATGAGACCATTAATTATTAGTACTTTGGTTGAAATGTCAGAATCAGGTGAAGATTTAGATAATCAAGCAATATTTATGCTATTCGAATTATTTGGTTTTGGAGTTCAAACCTACGATTAAGTTCTTAAGTGACAAATCATAATACAATTTTCTGCGGCTTCTTCCTCTGTTATGCTAGTAGCTTTTCTATCAAGTAATATTTTAAAATAGAGTGGATTGATTAAATAGAAAACTTTATTACCGGTACGGTGCCACATTAAAGCATAAGCCGGTTTAGAGTTTGTATAGCAATCAATATCCCATGGCTTACGTCTCCTATCTTCATCAGGAATTTTATAAACTACTACCTTTTCTTCTTCGATAGCAACTAACGCTTTCAATTGGTGTATTCTTTTTCCACCGACATTACTATTTATATTAAATCTTCTATCATAAGAAACTTTGACCTCAATTGGGCCAAGGTTTTTTGTTGGACTAACTCTTCTACCATAATACTTTAACCAACGTTCAATTTTTGGTGTAATTTTTGCTTCAAAGTCCCTTCGTTTGTTTAGTCTTGGCATAAATTTCGATATGAAAATCTTGTTTATTCATAATACATTGATAAATATTTTCATCAATTGTATTACTAGTAGTCATGTGAATATAAACATTCTTTTTTAAATGATTAGCGCGCTGAATACGGCCAAGCATCTGAATGTAGTTTTTTAAACTAAAATCAAGGCTGTAGAATACCATTATCGGAAATGAAGGCAAATTATAACCTTCTGAGCAAGCTGCATTGATCAAGATAACAGACTCTTCAGCTCTTTCCGCGTTAAAAATGATACTGTCTTTATCTTTCGTTTTCCCGTTGATGACGAAAATGTTGGAAGGACACTTGGTATTATTATTATACGACCAGTTTTTGTGAAGTAAATCATATATCATTTTTAATTCATTATTATATCTACAAATTATAGCTATTTTTTTATTCTCTTTAACCAAATCAAGTGTACGCGACAACTTTTCGGATCTATAGAATTGATCCGGAATATATCCGTCCCCTTTGAGTGAACCACCGCATATCTGGTGATACTTGGTGAACTCGACAATAGGGTGCGTTTCAATGACGGATTCCATTGCTTTTTCCTGTTCTTTTGTAAGGGTGAAAAATTCATGTAAAAATATTTGATCAGGCACATCGAATAGATCTTCAAGACGTGCTGTGACACCTATTTTATTAACTATATTGGCAATACTTTTCTCAATACCATCTTTTTGCTTCCAAATCATTCGACGTCTGTCTTTTACTCCTTTTGGTGGTTTTTTTCCTAGTCTGAATTGATGAAAAAAAGTTTTATTCCATTTGTACCATTTCCAATCTCTTCCTAATAACTTGCCTAGAGCGAACACACTCCAACAGTTAGCCATATATGGGGTTGCGGTAAGTAAGTATATATTCTTCACGTTCCACCTCCTTATGTAGCTAATTGTTGATTTGTGTATCTGGCTTTTTAATCCGGACGCATAGTGAGCTTCGTCCCAAATTAATGTCTCGTACCCGGGTAACTCTTTCAAATCTTTTTTAAAATTCTCTTTACTTATAATAAGGAACTTAATATCACTAGAACTAAATTTATCCAACTCATTTTGCCAATTCTCTTGGAGGGATTTCGGGCATATAACTATAGTGTCCAGTCCTTTTTTTTCTGCTAATCTGATTGCTGTGAGCGTTTTTCCAGTTCCTGTGCCTAGGAAGAGACCTATTTTGTCTGGATTATCATCGATTATCTTCTGTTGATGTTGATATAATTTCATTATCTCTATTTTTATCACAATAAATACAAGCCCCGGTTTCATCTATATTTTCGAAATCAAGGCATTCATCAGGACTAAGTTCACTAAAATACTGGCCGCAAAGCTCACATTTTAATGTGTCGTGTTCTTCTTTTTGGCCTATTGGTAATGGATCAAGCATATTTAAAAACTAGTAATTATTGGATCTCTTTTACCACCAAAAAGGAGCTCATAATCTCTTTCAATATCGGTTTCTTTTGTATAGTTTTCTTTTTCTAAGTCGATTAATATTTCTATAAAATGCTTAGCTTTCGCAAGATCACTGATTCTACCTTTATCGCGCCACCGGCAAATATACTTAATAACACACCCCTCGATAAAAGGGATCTTGTTAGCATGGCAAAATTCTACCGGCTGAATCTTCATATTTTTATAGTGGGAGCCCGCCACTTGTTTCTTCAGGGATGTGGTCATGTTCTAAGTCGTTAATGTTTACTCCGTTTTCGAAAGCATAAAGCGTTCTTGAAAGTAAACTTATATTATATCTAAAATCTACTTGAGATAGTTTTTTCTTAGACAACTTATTATGGACGTCAAAAACTTGTTTGTACTCTTTCCATCTATCTTGCCCAAAAAATATTGGCCTTAAAGCATTAAAACGTTCTGATAATATTTTGAATATTGTTTTGTCATTCCCTAACATATCTTTATTAACATTATGCGCTTTATTATACACCAAAGTTTCTGATACCAATTCTCTGGTTTAAAATTTATTATGCGATACCTAAAGGCATCGGCCATGTCGTCATGATGATTATTCATCCCAATCATTGTCTAAGGACCCGATACTAGGCGCACCGCGCCACTCAACCTCCTTAGATTTAAATTCTACTTCTGAAGCTATCATAGGGATAACTTCATTTTTAATTATATTAGCGCATACCTCAACCCGATCATTATCTAAGAAATAAGTGTAAGGAATTGGTACAACATTTGGATTTTTCTCGAGTACAAAATGTCTATAAACAAATTTCTTAATTTCTGGGTGTAGTTTACGAAGAATAATAGTCGCTACAGCCATTTGTTCGAAGTATCTAAATTTCAAACAGTGCCAAAAATATTGTCGTTCGTTAGCGTCGGCCGCTGTTTTAAGATCTGTGATTATACAGGTGTCGCCTTCAATTTTGTACCAATCAGGAATAAATGATAGGCCACAAAAATGTTTACCGAAATCTTCATCGAAATAAATAATTTCTTGAGCCCTGTGATCCTTTAATTCTTGAAAAGCTGGTTGTTTCTCGGCCACACTACAAATCGCTACAATCTCATCAAACATAGTGTTTGTGATCTCTGTATACCCTACAGGTGGATTTACTTTACTACGCCTAGGTACGGCTAAGAACTCTCTTTTAAATGCGTCTTCACCTCTAGTGAGCCAGGTATCAACTGCGCTTCCAGTAATAAGAGCGTCTGTGATAATGTTCCTGCGCTCACCAGAGATGTGACGATCGTGGAAATATCTTTTGCACTTGAGGAAATCGCCTATCCGAGAACCGGTTAGGTATCTACTCTCAAGTGTATGATAGTTATCATTATTTAATTTCATACAACTAAGCCCTCCTTTATAGTATAAGTATTTTCATCCGGATCTTGTCTCCGGGCAATTATAGCTTGATAATTATTCGCGGCCATCATCTCATCTACAATTTTCATATTATCATCGTCAAGTACTTCCGCATCGTCAAGAATAATTACTTTCAATTCAGTTGGTAATGACATTGCGATAGCGAGCGCAACTTTCAACTTATTAGATCGACTCTCATCTTCTAACGGTAAATTATTGTAAATAACACCTTCATCAGTCAGAGATAATCCTTCGATTGGGAATTTAGCTTCCTTCAACTGTTTAATTTTATCTTCTTCCATTTTTTCGATCTCACCAGTTTTACCATCATATTCTTTTTGTTTTTCTTCAAGTTCACCAAGAACTTCATTTCGTTTTTGCGCCGCCCGGAAAGAATCATTAGATCCTTCGGCTCCGTCGAGTTGTTTCTCGAGATCAGTGGTGTCGATTTCTTTTAAGTCTTTAGTTTTTTCTTTTAGATTATTGTTAAATTTATGAGCTTTTTCATAATTAGATGCTAACTGCTCTCGTTTTTCATCTAACCTTTCAAGTTCCTGATTAACTTGTTCAATTTCATTACCTAGTCTTAATAATCTGTCTTCTGAATTTGTTATTTCCATAACTGAACCACGAATATCACTATTGTGATTATTAGCTTTCTTAATCTCCTCCAAAATCTCCTGAGTATCTACTAATTTTTCTGGGGCATCATTATGTTTTATATATCCGTTAAGTTGTCCTTTTAAAAGGTCTCTCTCTCTACCAACTGAAGTTCGATTATTATAAACAACATTTTTTGTTTGATCGAGTTGATCAAAAGATAAACCGGCCAACTCCATTAACAAAGCTCTTTGCTCTTTTGGTTTACCAGTAATAAAACTCATCACGTCAAACTTACGCTTGTCCATTAATTCGTCCAAGCCACTACGTGGACGTTTAACAACATGACCTTCTTTAGTGGATACCTCGAGTTCATCTTTACCACCTTTAATAGTTCTTTTAACCATCCTGTCACCAAGATCGATCTCAATGATAGCACCGTCTGAACCTGTTCGTACAGGAGCTCCTTTTCCATGCTCCTTACCAGCTAGGGTCGTGACCAACGCTTCAATCGCTGAAGATTTTCCTTGAGAATTGTTACCAGAAATTACAGTAATCGTTCCTTTTGGAGTGATTTCAATACGATGAATCGCTTTGTAGTTTTTGATTATTGCGTTTAAAATTTTCATATTATTTTTTAGAAGCTTTAGCAGCTTCCTCACTTAAATAATTATCTATAAATGTTGAGAGTTCTTGCCTACAGGTTGCAGGATCGTCACTTTCGTCTAACTCAACGTCGGCTTGAAACTCGATCTTCTTAAATCTTGTTTTACCGTGCGAATCAAGGGTACCGATTGTACGTGATTTTTTTGCACTTAATTTTGTATAAATCATATAAGAGATTATTTATTAAAGCGGGCAGGTAAATGCGTATACATGCCCGTACACACACCAATAATTTTCCGCCTACCCGCTTCAATAAACAATATATGTTACCCCTCCCTAGTGCTAGAAACTAAGGAGAGGGTAACAATTCATTAAGGAAAACTTAATCAAATTTAGGATCTACCTCTTCATCAGTTGATTCCTCCTCTTTTTCTTCCTCTTTTTCTTCTTCCTTTTTTTCAACTCCTAACTGAGCAACTAATTCTGCTGATGGCGGACGTTGGAAAACGTCGAAAAGCATATAAGCTTTACCACCGGCTTTAGGCTTCTGTTCGCCTTTCATTGTGATTCGTACTTCGTTGCCTTCGAAAATTCTCTTCATCTTATCAGCTAATACTGTGGTTGACCAGATATTCAACATACCATGCTCAATTGTATTAACTTGATAAATAGTGGCGCTATTTTCGCCAATATTTTCTCTCTTCTCGGTATAAATACCGACAACTTCGGTCCCGATAAAGATAGTCTTTTCAGCTTCTTTATCATCTTTAGCGACTTCTCGCCAACGGATAGTGCGTCCTAAGTCAGAGCTAACCTCTTCCCATTTTTCACCATCTTGTTGTTCTTCACTCATAAAATTTTATATTATTTTTTAAACGGTAATACGACTCCAATTAAATATTTATCCGGTGTTAATCCAGCCCCACATAGTTTATACGTAGCACTGTAAATTCGTTCCATCGTCATTAATTTCAAAGTCTTTTGTTCTGGACGTTTATTAATTTCATAAAGACGAACTGCTGACAAGCCTGATAATTGTGCCACATCCTCTAACTTGATGTTTTTATTCAATTTTTTGATTTCTGCTAAAAGCATACTTATTTATTAATTATTTAAATTTCCTTTTTTTTTATTGTAGCATACTAACTAAAATTATACAAGACCCTTATAAATAGTGTAATTTTAGACACTTTCTGTACTATAGTTTAGTTATCCACAGTTTGTTGCTTGGCATATTCCTGCCCCCAGAAAAACAGGGGCAGACATACACTAATCAATAGTGAATGGAATAACATCACCTGTTAATAGCCCGTGTCTTCCCTCGGTTACTGCAAACATTTCATAATTACCTGATGGTAGTGTAATGCTCATTGTGTGAAAAACACTTTCAGCTCCTTCGTAATACATTTGATCAATACCTGTGTCCGTATCAACAATCATAACATGTCCTTCAGTCTTGAAGTTTGTTAGAAAGTTCATTGATACATCATTACCGTCTTGAGACATGTAATAATTATAAGTACTGATTCTTGGAATCATTACAAAGAAACCAGATAGGTCTCCGATAGGCAATGTTGCCGCACTTGCTACACCACCAAACAATAGAAAGGCGATGCAGATTGTGAAAATTACTTTTTTCATTTTTGTTATTTATTATATTAATTAGTCATGGGTTAGTTTATTCATATTAGTAGTGCTTAGGGTTATTTAGTTTCTAACAAGGTTATCTTAGTTATTTTCAAGGTAGTCTCAACTTCTTTAAAAGACTTTTTATAAAAAGTAACAGCATCTCTTCTGGTAAAAAACACAGGAATAAAACTACTATTAACACCAGTTATATTAAAAGAAGCAGCCCTAACCCTATCTGTGTCGGTATATATAAGTGTCCATAGATGTTTTTTCATCTCTTTTATATTAATAATTATTTAGTAGGGGTTTGTTTACTACATTCTAGTAATATCCTTTAGGGTTCAAACTCTTGGTTAGAGGATTCGCCACGGACTTTAAGCCGATGTAAGTCTTAGGGAGACGCAACCAATCCACCTCCCGCAACAGCAACATTTTACGCTGTCCTCAATATTACTAGAATGTAATAAACAAAGTTGTAGCTAGGATTATTTTAAGTCTCACCTAGCATCGACTCTGGCAACCTATTCAATTATCTCTATACCACTTTCTTTTAAAGCTTCTAAGGATTTCTTAGATATTTTAATAGTTACTTTTTCTTCTTCGTCTTTTATTTCTAATTTACCATCAAGACAAACTGGCTCGCTGTGAGATTCTCTTTTAGCTTTAATAGATAAACATCTGATAGAATCATACACTCCACAAAAGGCGTAATATAAAATGTTCCTAGCGTCAATGTTCCCAGCGTCAATGTTCCCAGCGTTAATGTTCCAAGCGTCAATGTTCCCAGCGTTAATGTTCCAAGCGTTAATGTTCCAAGCGTTAATGTCCAAAGCGTTAATGTCCCCAGCGGTTACCTTAATTGAAGCACTGATGTAAATTGAACATTCAAATTTAACATCTCCCTCGATAGCTAACACTCCATTTTTAATGTCTTTTTCTACTTCTTTTTGTGTTTTATAAATTTTCATAATTTTAATTTAGATAGGGGAGAATTAAAGCCCTCCCCTAAGCTTTTTTGTGTTCCCTGCATAATACAGGGTTCTTTTTAAATACCTGTATTCGATAGACAGTACAGCCCCATTTTGTTACTAGCCAGATTCTTCTGGCACAGTTTTCACATTTCTTCAATTTTTGTTTCCTTTTTTAATATGTATAATTATCTGGTCTATAATCACAATGTTCACATTCAGCACCAGTAAAATTTGTTGCCTGTGTTTCAGTCGCAGTTACCTTCCTATTCCATGTATTACAGTTTGGACAAATCCAAAAATATTTATCCATATATTTATTTATAATTAATGTTATTCTTCTTCTTTATTTTGAAATTTTAACCACATATACGCGTCCTTCCAATATTTGACATCTGATTCAAGATTACCTATTTGAGCATCATAATTAGTTTTGAGATCTAAAATATAATTTCCTTGAGATTCGACACAGATTTGGTTAGCGATGTTTAGACTGTTCTCCCAGCTACTAATAGCGCTTGCGCTTACACATTCTTTCTCTGATCGCTCAAGAACTTTTCCTCTTAATACTAGAAGGTTTGAGCATAAAAATACTGCTGCAAAAATAAATAAAGCTATTATTACCAATCCTATAAGATGGTTACGCCGGTCAATGTATTCCTTTATATAGGATATTTTCAATCCTTCTGTTCTAAATAAATCACGCATTTTTTTTATGATAATTAATTGAATATTTTAAATCATTATCAAGTGTTGGTTGTTTAAGCAGCCAATCAATATAACTAGAATCTGTGGCTATAATTTCTTTAATTGTTTTTCCGCGGTGCTTACCAAAACTAATTTTATTTAGGATTGATGGTTGTCCGGTGATTTTAATCATTTCTTCAATTATATCATCAAAAGTAGGTGAACTCATCCTTTCCGCTATTACTACATAGAGCTTATTAAATAAAGCGTCTAAAACCATTACGTCGCCCTTGGCATCATGCGCGACGGCTTCACGATCTACTTTTAACTTTAAACTATATCTCAAGTATTGCATTTTGTGTTGTTCTTCATTTGGAAATAAAAACCGAGCAACTTTTAAGGTACATATTCCACCATTAATTATCACGCCTTCGTTTCTCATAACACCAACATCAAACGGTAGATTGTGAGCAACGGCAACAACATCTTTAAGTTTTTTTTGCCAAAATTTCCTTAACTCATCATCAAATATTGGGGCTTTTTCTACGTCTTCGTTAGTAATATGATGAACAGCCATTGCACCAAATTCAATTGGTACTGGTGGTTTAAAAAACATTTGATTAACGTCCTTATTCTCTGACTTCCAAGCTAGTTGGACCAGTCGAGGGTTTTTTAGACCTGTTGTTTCTGTGTCGAATAAAATTACTTGCATAAAATTTTATATTAATAATAATAACGATATTAATGCTCCAATAGTTGCTAAATGACTGTCGTATTTTAATCCAAAGTATATACAAACTATAAATATTATCAGAATTACACCTTTTTCTTTAGTCATATCAATATCCCATTAATGTTAATCTTTTACATGCCTCTTGAAATCCACAGTTTTCTTGTTTGGCTACGAAATCGATTACGTCGCCGTGTTCACCGGATCCAAAGTCGTGAAATGTATTTTTATCAACTGTTAAGCAACATGAGGCGGTTTTCTCTTGCCTTAATTTAATGTACCCACGCCCGACACCGGACATTTTAACGTTGAAGCCATAATGCTTAACTATATCTACAATTGGTGTCTCTTTCAGCCTCTCAATATCATATTCAACCGGTCTGGTAACTACTTTACCCTCTTTTTCGTCTTTATCAGCTTTTTTAAGCCGTCTATAATAAGCTAGTGTCTTCTCACATTTATTAAACCTTTCCAACCATATCAATGTTTGATCATCTATAAACCACAGGTCTTTTGTATCAGCTTCTAGGCGTAAATGTTGCCACTTACTGAGTTCTTTCTTGGCTATTCTCCTCAACCTCTTGATTTCCTTCTCCCGATTCACTTCTCTTGGTGGTAGGCTCTCCTTGATTTTCTGGTATAGATAACGAGCCCTGCACAAGATCGCCCACCGGTAGCTCACTTCCATCTCCTGGCTCTTCTGTTGTATCGTCGTCAGTAACATATATTTTTTTCATTAATGTATAATGCGCCAATCTCTTACCATTTACTGCTTTACGGATTGGCTTTAATCTGAAAATTTCATTAATTCTTGTACCCATTGTATTAACTGCAAAGTTTAATGATCGAGTGCTTACATTATCCTGGTACCAAGTCCTGTAGTTTACTAGAATATCAGAGGCTAATATCTTTGATTCTCCACTAACATCAACTTCATAATTATCTTTCAACCAAGTTCCAACTGTGTCATTACCCTCAATATATTCTTCTTTAGCCTCTTTAACAGCAACACTTTCAGGCATTTCCCATTTACGATCTACTAATATTTTCAATCCTTTTAGGAAAAAGTTTAAAATTTGTGTACGTTCTTTTCTTATTTTAGCCATTAAATCATCATCATCTTCTGCTAAAAATATACCTTGCTTCTCCGCGTCTTTAGTTTTTTTAAACTTAGCAGTTTGCAGAAATAAATTGTCGAAGTTTACGATTGTAAGTCGTCGCTCTAATCCATAACTAGTATCTTTAAAATATGGTTTTGAATTAGCGGCCACAACAATTTTAGTCTTAGGGATAAATTCAACCGCCTCTTTATACATCCGTCCAATTGTTATACCCTCGCCATAAACAATCCGTTTGATTTCTTCTGAATTAATAGTTCCACCTTTTTCCTCTGAACAAAAATTGATACGAGACTTTAGCAACCGTGACCTTTCTTTGTTTTTAGTTGACAGCTCCTCGAGAGATAAATAAGTGGTGTGGTCGGTTGAAAAAAACATCGCAAATGTATTCATTATTACAGATTTACCATTCGAACCACCACCTAAGAAAATAAACAATTGTTTTAATTTATTTTTAGGAAAGATGAGGGAGCCACCTATACATTTTATAAGATCGATTGTGTCATAGTCTGGTTTTCCGGTTTTAGTATTGAAAAAGATTTTTTCCATTGTGGTTAAAAATGCTACTGGTTCGGAACCTACTTTCGGGTCGTAATCTACATCTACAAATGTTGAGAAATATAGTGAACTACTATGATTTTTAAATTCCATTGTCTTCATGTCTAGCACTCCGTTCTTAAAACAAATCTGATCATTGTAATCGTCCATCTCTACTCGAGGGACTAATTTATTTACTTTAATTGCTCGCTCAAATTCTGCAAGTCTTGACGATTTCCACATTTCGGTGGCGTTGTATTGAACCATAAAATCGTGGAAAAACTGATCAAGATCGATCCCTTCGAATGGTATATAAATCTTACCATCATAACAGTAAAGCATTTTTTCTTTCTCGCTATAGGCGAAGTGTTTACCGTCAATTGTGGCTTGCTCTATCATATAATTAGCAATTAAAATACTATTTTTAGTCGCCCCTTGGACGAGTGCATTCGTTAGCATAAAATATTAATTAGCGCACTCCTATTAAAAAACCGGATAAAAATCAGCTGAAATCCATAGTTTGTCGTGCTTTTATATAAGGCTTAGTAATATAAAGGCATGAATGTCTAACTGATATTATCCGGTTTTTTAATAGGGGTGAGTTATTAAACTCTGTTGACAAACATATAGAGGATTAACTTAATTAAAGTATAGCTTACAGCTTTTAAAAATGCAATACTATAAAAAAGTGCTAACATTTAACAAACTACAGTTTACAAATTATAGTTTAGTTTTTTTTGTAAAGATCTTGATTTTTTAATGTGGATAAGCTGTGAGGAACCTTAATAACTATTTCTTTAATCGCAATGTTATTGGTGCCTCATCTACTATTTTTATTATTTCCTGTAGTTTTTCTTTTGATACATCATCACCTATTAACTCTTTAATTTTTTGCTTATTGTAAGCCCTGCGACCAACTTGCTTCTTTATTAAGTGAAGCACGTTTGTTAAATTAGTGTCATGTTTTGTCCATCTAAATTTGTTTCGATAACCTGTGGCCCATAATAAGATGTGATCTATCGCGGCCCGGGTTAATTCTGTTTTGATAAGCATGGTTTTATTATTATTAAATTAATTTGTCACAAATCCATTCGTTTTGGTGTCCGCTCTCAATTCTCCACATAGTCCACTCTGTCGCACACCGGACGTTAAACGCGCATTCGTCTGACACTTCACTATGCCAATAAGAATTAATCTGAAAAACACCTCTATCTCTTTTATCTATTTTACCTCTCACCTCTGAATTAAATTCACTTTCACACCCGGCTAACCGCAAAAGATAATCTATCCAGGGAAAGTTATGTTCCTCCGCAATTAACTGAATTTCATCTTTTACTTGATCAGGAGTTTTTTTGACGCTTTTTACCTGTATTCCCGGAATTTCTGGTGTTAAAATCCTTCTCTTGGTGGTCGCCACGCTGTTTTTAGTCCGCAAGCTTACATTCTCCTTAATTAATTGATTGTAGCTTGTTATGTGGCTATTTAGCGTGATTAATGGATAAATCCATGCTGATATAATAACCAGTGTAAGGATTTGGAATTTTATAAACCATTTAACCATTTGCCCTTCTCTTGCTGTAAACGGCAAATCGTTTTTACTTTGTTTGATAATGCTTGAAAATAGCATTTTTGTAAGTTTTTTCATTTTGTTTAATTGTTAATTTTTTATTTTTGTTTTTATTTCAATGAGTTATTTTTTAATAAAAAAACACTGTCTGCTTTACTTGCCCGCTTAAAGTAAAGTTAACAGTGTTTTAGTAGTGCCACGCTTACGCGTGGGAGTAATAAAAGAGTGTTGTTATTATTTATTTAATGGTTTATTAATGTACCTGTCAAGGCGTTCTTTTAGTTCTTGTTTGTTTATGGCTTCATCTATGCACCAGATTTCTGCTTCTTCTAAGGCATATTCTGTGGCTTCATCTGTTTCTAAGGCTTGCTTTTTAGCTTCCTCTTTATTTTTTGCCCAATACCAGGAAGTGCCTTGATCGCAATATTCAATAATAAATAATTTATCCATAAATTTTAAATGTGCGGGCAATTTATTAATCACTAGCCCATCTCTAAGACGGTAGAAATGGCTTGTTAGCCGTCTTAGGTGAGGGTTAAGGGTTAAAGTAATATTATTTTTGTATTTTTATTGGTTCCCTTTTGCCAAACAAAATGGGCATACTCGATTGAGTCAGTGCCACCGTCTTTAGTGAAAGACATCCTAGGAAAGCCATGAATATAACAATACTTTGGCATATTATCCTTTAACCACTGATTGCGGTCTTTACTTCCCCAAAAATTAAGCCGTAAAAGCATAATCACATATCTACCATTGCCAACATCATCCAGCGCCTTAGTTATAATTTCCTTAGCTAGATGAAAAGGCGGATTAGTTATAATTATATCCGGCTTAGGCGCTTTGATTTCTTCTAGCAAATAATCAGCCTTTAACTCAGCTAAACTATCTTCCCGAATATCGATTGTCATTATTAACGGGTCGAATTCTTCCTTAATAACAGTCGGGTAACTCATTGGATTATTTTTATCACCACCAGAGCAAGGGTCAAGCCAAATTAAACGGTCTGGCCTCGTTATATTTTCATCCAATAAAAATACAGATAAAAACTCCTTGATTGGTTGTAAGGGCGTGATGTAGTAGTCTGATTTATGGCGGTCATAGCCACGATTTGTCGATGACATAGTTTTATGTTTAATTTATTAAATTAATCTAAGTATCCGTTAAACTCAGGGACTAAAGCCCACTCTAAAAGCAGAGTGTCGCCCGCGTCTATGTGTTCGGCTAAGCCTTGTAATTCAAGGATTTCGCCTTGGCTTATACGTTCGGCTTCAATCTCTTGTCTTAAATAGGCAAGTCTTTTTTTGATTGATTGTTTAGTCATTTGATTATGTTTAGTTATTTAACATATACTCATTTAATAATTGAATATTCTCGTTAACATCAAGAATATCAATTTTGTTTTCGTCGTGGTCTTTCCATATTTTGTCGGTATCATATTTAGTTATGCAATTATCACATAATTGCAAATCCCTGTCTTGCTCAAATTCATCAAGGCAAGCAACACATAAAGCTGTTTTATTAGTCATTTGATTATGTTTAATTTATTAATCACTAGCCCAGAACCACAAGGGCAGAAATGGCTTGTCGCCTTTGTGGTTGAGGGTTAGGGGTTAACTATTAATGTAAACAGCTTGAAAATTACTCATTAATTTTTTATGCTCTTTTCTATAAAGTTTCTCTAGTATTTTATCCTTATCTCTTATAGACCACCTTATAAGTTTCTCTACATCTTCAATATCGCGCCATAAGTCAATGTCATTTGCCATTTGATTATATTTAATTTATTAACTACTCGCTAGTGGCTACCAGTTTTATGTGATAGCCACGGGGTGAGGGGTTAATTTAGATGTTACGGTAAAATATTGTTAGGGTGTCTTTTATATCTTTACTGCCACCTGTTATGACAATTTTATCCTCTTCGTTCCTAATTTCTATTGTTGCATTTACTTTTTTAACAATATCCCCTAAAAAAGATTTTAGGTTTTTGTCGTGTCTTAACTCCGTAAATAAAATTTCTAATAACATATACTTAAATTTAATTTATAAGGTTTTATAATTTTGACGCCATTTGCTTGCTTGCTTGTTCGGCATACAATTGTATAGAGTATGAAAAATCATATCCATACCACAACCGCTAACTTGTAAACCATCTTCAATTAGTTCTTTTCCGCCTTGGTTATATTTCCCAGGTGTAACTGCTCCGTATAACCACGCGATTTGGGGTGTTATTCGTTCTATGCTGCCCTTGGTAACTCTAAAAAATAGAATTCGCCTTGACATACCCGAACGGCTAACACTTGTAACTGTGGCATAAATTTTGCCTTGTTTGATTGTTTTTAGCACGCTTGCCATTTGTCTATCAATTTGGTCTTTTCTTTGTTGTATTTCCTCGGGTGATGTGTAAAAATCAGCGATAAAATACTTTTTTTCTTTTGTCATTTAATTGTTTGCGGTCTGGTGTTTGTTCACTTATGTGAGTACTGCCGACGCTCGCATTATTAGTTAAACTCTAACTTGAGCAGTCGCTTATTGTCTGGGACTGCTCCGTGTTAGGGTTTAATCGGTTTTGATTAATTGATGTTTATTCAAATAATCGTTTGTTTTCTTTAAATAAAGTTGAAATTCTTTACAGTCGCGCGGGTCATCACCTCTTAAAATTGCATTATATACCGCGTCTGTCTTGTTTAACATTAAACTTTTTACATTGTTAGCGTGTTGTTCTTTTGTTAACTCCATAAATTTATTACCACCACCGCGCCGGCTAGTAATAGCAGTATCAGGGCAGTTAGTTTATTTAATTTGTAAAATGATTTGATTTGGTTTTGTTTTTGAATTGTACTCATAATATATATATGCGGGAGTGAATAAGTAAGTCGTTATCTATTCACTGCCCGCCATTTATTTATTTTAAATAAGACATTGGCACCTCTAAATATTCAGCGCATTCCTTTTCATTTTCGACTAATTCGACTAATTCGTCTGTATTAGCTCCTTTTAAATCCTCATCTGAATAACCCACGCAGTCAATTAAATAAGTTTTGATTTGATAACTTTTTGTCATTTGATTAAATGTTATTTTATTATATGCGGGTGAGTGGGGAGTTTATACCCCACTTCTGCCCGCCGGTTTTAAATCTCCTGAAATGGAGTTAAAATATGGTGTAAGTTCCCCTTTTATAGTTTATCCATGCAATCCAATCCGAGAGGTCATTTTTGGATAAATTTCGTAGTGTTTGGGAGGATTGTCTAGCGTGTCTATATTTTGGTATTTTATATGTAATATTATAGGTCATATTTATACTGTAACTTATAAGTTATAACATAGTATTTTTGTTGTGCCGTTTTTTTGTGAAATGGCTTAACCTCTTTTTGTCGTTCGGCCTATCTTATTTAACTATAGCATACGAAAATTATCTTGTCAAGTGTTCAATATTAGCAGTTGTTTAGGGGTTAGTTAATTATAATTTAAATGTTATAGCAAATTAAGGCTTGAGGCTGAACGATATTCCAAACACTTTTAAAATTTACATTGCTTTTTTAGGCTCAGCTTGTGCTAATGTTAGCCATAATCACAGGGTCGCATAAAAAGTCTTAATATATTTAGGTTACTATTTTATATATATATATATATATATTAACTAATATTAAAGAAGGATAAGGGTTTTTACACTGTAGCTTAATTGACAAATTACGGAGATTATAGAACGAAAACAAGCAAAAGTCAATAGCATAATTAGCCAACATTAAATAAAAGGGCAGTTGGTCGAACAATTTAGAGCTTTTTTTTCAAACCCTTTGTGCTTAACAATCTTTAGTCATTATTAGTCAAAAATATTTTTTTAGCCACCAAAATTAGTGGCCTCAACCTCAGGCCACTTTGACAGATACCTCGCTTTGTGCTATTATATAGCCCCCCAATAAGCAACATAATATATCAATCCATATTATAGTGAGTTATCCACAAGTAACAACTCATAAATAGCCCAAGGTTAGCTAAAAAACCCCAATAGGTGGATTAATGTATATTAATAAACGTAAGTTCGTATTATGTTCGTATTGACATGGTGGGCTAATGTTAGCTAACACTCAAAAACATGTCAAAGTTCGGGGTGACCCCTACCCGTTACCTGTGGGGTATTATGCCAGGTTAATAATTTCAGTAAGCCTCTCTCTTCCCCTCCCCCTTAATCCGTGCTATACTAAAATCGTTACCTCTGTAACCGTCATATATTTATCATTTCAAATCGGGGTCCTTATTTCATTTAAGGGCCCCTTTTTGTACCTAAAAACTAGCCCCACCCAATATTTCACTCCAGGAAAAGTTATCCACATAAAAAAATTTTCCAAAAATTTAAATATATGCTATAATGTAAATGTTGACATATTGTCACAAAAATAAAAAAGCGCCCACTTATCTTTTTCCTTTTTGGAGGTAAGAAAGGGTCATAGGTCGGCGCCAACGTGCCGACTTACAAATAATCAATTTATATAGGTATATGCTTATTGATTTCTTACAAAGATGGTTTAAAAATTTTGATCTAGTTTGTGGTGTTACCACATTCTAATACGCCTTTTGGCGTTTTTTTTATAGAAAAATTTTATGGAAGTATTGGTAGAGAAAAAATCTATAACAGAAACAAAATTCTTTGGAGTAATGATGAATGAAGTCATGTTTCAAGCAAAAATGCCGGACGATCTTAAAAAAACTGGAGGCGAAATCGTAAAATATGAACCAACTGGACCAATTGATTTCTCTCGTGCAGTAGAAGACGTGAAGTACCTACGAGATTTACTTGGTGAAGTGGAACGTAGAAAATTTTTTGCGACGATGTGCATGACTCCAGAAAAAATTTGTGCAAGTACAGCGGTAGGATTAAGCAAAATTATTAGCGGATTATCAAATGTTACGGACGATCTGTCTTACAAAATAAAAAAACTTGAGAGTAGGGTAGGTCAATTAGCTAATAAAAGTGATAATCTAACAAATGCAGAAAAACAACGAATTGATAAATTCCTCAAACGAAAAGAAAATTTTCCCCGACAATAAAGAAGACTTTCGTAAGTTATTTGAGGAGATATTAGAAGATAAAGAAAAACGAGTTTACGCATGTAGAAAAAATATTGCGCTCTTTTCATTATATTACTTTTCACATTATCACTTGTTCGAGATGCCAGATTTCCATAGTGACATGTACCAGGACTTAAATTTTGACAACCTGGTTGGGGCTATGTGGATTATGTATCGTGAGTCTGCTAAAACCTCTCTAGGTAAGATTGGGTTGGCTCACATGATTTGTTATGAAAGAAAGAAGTTTATTATCTGGGTTAGTTACGATCAGAGGAAAGCATCTTCGAACTTATACGATGTAGCATTTGCTTTACAGACGAATCAAAAGATTATTGATGATTTTGGTCAATTGTTTTTTGAGAAGGACATGGATATAGATGAGGAGAATCATAGATTTTCCAAGAAAAAATCTGTTAAAGAATTTATTACGTCGAATAAAATTAAAGTTATTGCATATTCGACTGGTATGAATATTCGTGGTGAGGTTTATGATAGCTATAGGCCTGACATGATTATCATGGATGATATTGAAAATTCGAAAACTGTTGTTTCGGAGGCTATGACACTGGAAGTTACTACATTTATTGATGAAATGTTGTCCGGGTCCGCGCCTGATTGTAATTTCTTAATACTCGCCAATAGGATTAGTTTTTCTGGTTCGATTGTTTATTTAGAAGACAAAACAAAAAATGAGGTAGACTGGAAAGTTCGAGACATAAAAGCAGTTGATGATGAAGGAAGAATAACCTGGCCGACAAAATACGTTCATACTGATAAGGAAGCTTTAGAATTTAATAAAGATATTGCCGATCCGAAAGAACGGAAAGTTAGTTTAGAGAAGAAGCAGCGATTACTTGGTTATACTACTTATAACCGGGAAATGCTTAATACTCCTTTAACTGACGCTGAACGTGAAATTAAATTGGCGTGGTTACAGAAAGAATTTGATCCGGCAGAAATTTTGAAACGTACTACGAATCGATATATTACGATTGATGTGGCTGACTCTAAAGCTAGGGCTAAAAATGATCCGGATTATACTGGTACAATAATTGCTGATATTGATAGTGAGGGGAACTGGTATTTACAATCTGTTCGAGAAGCGCGACTTAATGCTCCTGAATTAATTGATTGGGTTTTCTACGTGTGGGAAACATATAAGCCAGTGAAGATCGGTATTGAGAAGAAATCCTTAGAGGATCAAGTTATGCCGTATATACGGCAACGTAGTGAAGAAAAACAAGTATTTCCTGTTGTTGTGGAGTTGAAACATGGAGGCACTAATAAGGAAGACCGGATTCGTGGGGCCCTCCAGGGTAGATTGCAGCACGGAAAAATATATTTTAAACATAAACCTGTCGATCATACTGCTAAACTAAAGAAACAGTTGTATGATTTTCCAAAAGCAAAACATGATGATTTAGCGGATGCACTGCATTATATTGCTCAGATTGGTTTTAGACCATTCGGGCAAGGGAAAGATGAATATAAATCAGATTTACATAGAGAATTTTATGAATATAAGCGTAAACAAAAATCAAGAGAAAGTGTTCGCGCTAGAATTTTAAAACTATAATATGTCAACAAAACAAGATATAGATTTAACAAATGCCATTAGGCAAACAGCAAATAATAAAGAACCCTACGCTCCATCGAAGGAAGATTTTGATTTTATAATGAAGACATACCAGCATTTTTTATTCGACCGTAATCTAAAAGAGAAGGGTCAAAACATGCTTGGTGGACGTACATTAAAGAAATTTTGGGAAGATAGTGAATATGACTATAATAATTTAACAGAAGCGAACTCACCCAATGATCCGATTGTTCCTTATTCTTCTGGAATTTCCCGTGACAAAACAAATATTTTTGTGACGAACTTAGCCTTGAATTTATTCTATCCTACAGTCGTAGCTCAGAATAGTAATCAAGAAGAGGATATTATATTTTCTGCGGCGGCGCGCGCGATGTTAGAATATGCACATGAAAATGATGGACGGCCGGCAGAGAGTGGTCACCAAAAATATGTTCGATCAGTTCAGAAAACAGTTGTTCAAGGTACAGTCCATGTGCAAGACGATATTGTAGATGGGAAGTTAGAATCAAATATTGTTCCAAATGAAGAAATATTAGTTCCAAATTTTTATCAGCCGAATATTCAGAAGCAGCAAAGATTGATGCGTGTGCAAGATAATTTAACCTATGATGATGCCGAGGCCGAGCTTGGTGGATTAGAGAATTTTCAAAAATACGTTTACCCTCAGATGACTACAATTTTCACTGGACTTAATGACGGTAAATTTCAAGAGCTTAGCCAAATGATTGATACTGAAAATAAATGTCAAATTGTTAGAATTTGGAGTGTTGTACCTAGGCATAAATTAAAAGAATTTAAAGAGAGTGGTAGATTACCTAGTTATGTAAAAAAAGCTAAATATTTCAATATTATTTGTAACGGAGTATTAATGTTCGCGCATGATAATTTAATGCCGTATCACGATGGTAATTACCCAATCAATAAAGGTATTTTCGAAATGTTTGCGCGACCAGAATATTATTGGGGTAATTCATTGGCAAATAAAATAAAAGAAGATAAGAAATGGAAAGATGGTTGGAAAACTTTATTGCGATGGAAAGGTAAGATGTCAGCGATTCCACCACTAATCACATTTAATGGTACATTCGTTGACTCAGATATTGTTATTCCAGGAATGATTACTCCGGCCCCAGCAGGAATGAATAAAGATGATGTTCAGACAATCCCAGGGCTTACTAAAGGAATTGATAATTCAGACGTGGCACTCGATCAAAGTTCTGACGCTGAAATTGATAGAGCTACTACACCGCCACAAACAGGTGGTTCAGGTGAACAAGGAAGACAGACTGCGAAAGAAGTTGTTATTTTAGATGCTAACGCCAATAAGGTATTAAACTCATTTGCATTACAATTAATGTTCTTCACATCCGCTCGATCATTCCCTATTATAATGAGAATGTTCCAGTTTAAGACTCGCGAAGAAATTGGAAAAATTTCCGTGCCTAATCAATCTTTACCGGACGGGTCCGCTGGTACTATGCAAATCATTTTTTCGGAGAAAGAAACAATTTCGAAAAAAGAGATTGAGGACCGAGAATATGAGATTTATAAACAGGATCGAGCCGCTGGAAAAAAAGGTGCGCCAAGACGTACAGTTGTTATTCGAAAAGATTATTGGACAGAGATTGATTTATATATGAAAGCAAGTGTTGAAAGCTTAATCCCAGAAACACCGGCAATTAGAGCAGCTAAAGCCGATATGAAATTTAATCGATATTCTAGTAGACCAGATTTATTTAACCAACGAGAAGCTGCCCGAATGTTAATTAGGGCAAACAATGACAATGAATCAATGTTAGTTGATCCGGCCGAAGAGAAAAGAAAACAAGAGCAAGCGCAACTAGAACAAGCGGGTGGAGGAAGTGGTTCCGGTCAAAACGCATTAAGTAAATCATCAGATAATCCAGCAGCTCTAGCTGAGTCTGGAGAAGGAATACCAACAGTTTAATTAAATAATCATAAAAAAATTATGAGTGAGAACAAAAAGGCAGGAGAATCCAAAGAACAGGAGATTCCTGAACCAATTCAAGAAGCACTCGACGCTCCTGACACAAGGAGTGAAGAGGAAAAAGCAGCCGACAATAAAGAGGCTGATCAGATTAAAGAAATTAGTGAAAAAGCCTACAAGTTTTTCAAGGAAGAGATTATGACTTCCGAATTACCAATGGTTGTGATTGAGAGATTACCTCAATACATACAAGGATTAGTAAAAATTACCCAAGGTAAATCAAAATTATGGGCAGAAGCTAATAAAATTCAAGAAGAGTACTACACAACACCAATTAATAAATTAGAATTCTACGAAAATGTTGAGGAGTCTAAAGAACAAGATTAGATTCTGGGCAGTATCATGGGTATTTAAAGCATATTTTGGATCATTCATGTATCCTTTCGATAAAGCGGACGACGCTTATGAAAAAATGCACGCCCATGAGAAAGCTATGTATCTACAAGAGATCCATAATTGGGTGAACAGTACAGCTTATAAACTTGAAAGCCAGGAAGTTCTTAGAAAATTTTATCAAGAGTTAGCCTTGAAACCATCTGACAATTTAATGTTAAGCGCATACAGATTATCTATTATGATTGAGCAAGATAAACAAAAGCGTTTATTATCAAAAAGTAAAGAGTTTCAAGCAATTCAAACCATATCATAAAAGTTGACGGTTGGTGCCCTCTACAGCCATTGCTGGGCATCAACAGCCAGTTTTTATTCACTTTGAACGGATAACAAATCAAGGTGTTAGGATTATTTAGCCCCTGATCCGGGGGTAATAAAATTAAACAAAATGGAAAAAACAGCAGCCGAGCTTGAGGCGGAAAAAAAAGTAACTGACGACGCAGCTTTAAACGTCGATGGAGAAGAAACTGAGGGTGGCGAAGGCGGCGATGGTGCCGACGCGGACCTCGATAAAAAAGACTACTCCAAAATGTCTGATGAAGAGATTACAACCGATTTAAAAGAGAAGCATCCAGATGCTACTCCGGATGAATTATTTGGACTTTTAGCTAAAAGTACAAAAATAATTGGTTATAAAAATCGTGCTATAACCTCTCTGAAGAAACCAAAGCCTGATGCAAAAACAGATGAAGAAATTGCAGCTGATAAAAAAGCTGAGGAAGAAAAAACTGAAGCGGAAAAAGACGATCTTGACAAACCAATCACAAAACGTGATTTAGTAGAACAGAATAATAAAAATGCTATTCAAGCACTTATTAACACTGAGACTACTGAGGTTAAAGACAGAGAAGCAATTATGAATGCCTATGATAATGACATCATAAAATCAGGTGACATCGCCGCAGACTTTAAAAAATCCCTTGCCATTGCGTCAGCTGACGACATTGGCGAATATCGCAAGACTCGATCTAAGGCGACTCAAGATGAGAATGACATGACTGGTGTTTCTGGATCTGGGAGTTATGGTAACGGAGAAGGCGGATCCAATATGGGAGACGCTAAAAAACGTGCTGTTGCCCAGAACATGAAAAGTGCTGGTTATGACCAAAAAGTCATAGATGAGGAGATTGCCAAATTATAATATGCAAAGATTTCATAAACAGAAAGATGCGCGTGTTGGGACACCAATTATTGTTGCCAATAGCACAACGATCGCTTTTGCTGATCCGTTGACTATTGACAGTGATGGTTTTATTATTGTCGCTACTGCTGGGACAAAAATAATTGGTCATGCTCTTGCAGCTATTGTATCTGCCGCTGACAACGAAACCGTTGCCAAGAAAACAATACAGTATCTCGAGAACAAAGGAGTGGAAATGGTTTTCACTTCCGATCAAGCATGTACCCAAACAGACATCGGCGCTTATGCCGATTTGAGTGGTACTACTGGTGCTATTCAAATTAATTTAGCTGCCGGATCCTCTGGTCAATATCTTATAAAAGCTTTTGATCCAGAAGGTGACGGTGATACCGACCTGGTGGTCGTAGAGGTTGCAGAACCTCAAGAACTTGGGTTTACTCAAGATTAATAATTTACTACATTTTATATGGAAACAATTGAAGGATTATATTCTGATGTGGTAGATGCAACAGTACGTGCATTATACTCACGTGCTAAAGATGAGCAATCATCAATGCTTTACTACCAGGATTTAGGTTTAAACGAATATGAGCCAGACGTTCCAGAAGAAGTTCTGAACGACATGTCTGGTTTTGGTCGTGCCCCATTATCTTCTGAAGGTCAGGAGTATAATGTTGTGACAAAAGTTAGAGGTTATCCAGTCACCTTAGCAATGAGAAAATACACTGCTAAGTTTGTGATGACCGAGGAAGATTTACATTGGCTTGCCAAGAGTGCTAGTTCAAAACGTATGATGGACATGCGTAATGACATGAGCGAATTTGAGCAATCAATGAACCAACGCTGGAATGAGGATGCTTGTAAAGTATTCTATTTAGGTCATGGGACTACATTCTTGACTGTTGGAAATTCGGAAGCATTGTTTGGTTCACATGCTTTAAAAAGTGGAACTACCCAATATAATAATTTTGGATCAGGTGATACTGAACGACCATTAGGCCCAACAGCCTTAACCGACGGTATTTCCAGAATGAACCGATTCCAGAATCATAATGGGATTCAATTATTACCTGTTAGAGATTTGCGTTTAGTTATCTCTACAGAAAAAGCAGCATACGCTTATAAATTGATTGACTCTCGTCAAGGTCCAGATGTTGCAAATTTAGGTTTGCAATTTGCTAGTTCCGAGGCATTAAAGAGACGTGGAATTAATATTCGTGTTGTTGTTGCTGCTGATATTCCTTATGCTTATAGAGAATATTGGTCTCTTTCTGAAGGTAATCGTGCAAAACGTCGAGCTTTCATGGCTTACGCTTGGAAGCCTCGTATGAACGAGAAACCGGAATACAATAACGGTACAACCATTAAAACCGGTTCTACTGTGTTTGGTCCAGTTGTACTCGGATGGCAGTGGGCTTTCAGTTCGAAAGGTTCAAGTGCAGCTATTTAATTAACCATTTAACTTATTTTTATGCGAAAATATAGTAAACAAATTCTTGCCGCTTCTATAGGGATAATGGTTATTTCGTTTTGCTTTTATTTACCTAGTTTAGTTAGAGGTCAAGCCTTTGAAGAAGTTGAAAAAGATGGTATTAACATCAATATTAATATTAATATTGATGGCCAACCTATAAAAACTGATTCAAGGGATGATGCCTTTGGCGCGCTAGGTGATCCTAATCCAACAAATCTTGATACTGATGAATGGACAGCTTTAAATGATCTTTTAGTAGATGATCTTGAAGTTAACGATGATTTATTTGTTTTAGGAGATGCTACTATTACTGGAGATATTAGCGCCACTGGAGACTTAGATGCTAGTAGATTCACCCAAGGTGGTGGAATTCTAGCTAGTTCTACCGATGTCGCTACTGGTGTATTAACAGAAGCTCAGTTAATCGCGTATAATCAGCTTGATTATACTTTGACTAGCGCTGCTAATACATTGACGTTAGCCGCCACTTCTACTTTCACAACTCTAATCCAAACTGCTGGAGACTATGTTACATTCAAAATTAGGAATGTGTCTCCTACTTCAGCTTCTAGCACAACCATTGCTGCTGGAACTGGTATGGATTTAGTTGAAAATGAGAATGGTGATGTTGTTATCGAAGGTGGTAACGAAGCCTATTTACGACTTACTCGTGAAACAGATACAGATATCACTGTTTCTGTTGACGAATATGTTGCATCCGACTAATTAAATGCGGTATCCGCTCATCACTATTGGTGGGCGGAACACCTCATTTAATAAATTATTAAAATAATAAAAAACAATATGCTTACTGGTTCAATTCGTTGGGAAGTATTTACCCGACAAGAAAAAGAAAACATTAAAAAGGCAATGGATAAAGCCGATTATAAAATTTTCACAAATTTAATTAATGAAATAACACCAGAGAAAGAAGCTGAGCTTGAAAAATTAGTTGCTCTTTATCGATCTCAAAGTGAAGGTTATGAGTCTGAAGTAAGAAAAGACATGGAGACTAGTTTCTTAAATAAACCTACTCAAGACATGACACCAAAAGAAGAAGCTGAGTGGCAGAAAAAATTAGACGATGAAAAAGAAAAAATGTCTAACAAATCTCAGAAAACTGAAAAAGTTGTTGATGAGGTAAAAAGTAAAATTGGTCAAGAAATTGATGATAGTTTAAAAGAAAATGAAGAAGCTCAAAAAGCTAAAAAAGAAGAAGTTAGTGAAGTTGCTAAAGTCGAAGAAGAAAAAAAAGATGAAGCTGTAAAAAAAGCTGAAGATGAAGCAAGAGCTAAAGATCAAAAAGAAAGTGATGAAGCGATTGCGAAATTAGATGCTGAGGAGCAAGCAGAAGGTGAAGCCAATATTAAAGCTGAAGCAGACGCTAAAGCCAAAACTGAGGCAGATGCTAAAAAGGTTACACCTAAAGCTATACCGGAAATAAAGAAAGTTGAGCCAGTCAAAAAAATAACTTCAAATAAAACAGAAACTAAAAAAGTTAATAAATAATAATTTAAAAAAATATGAATCCTAATGAGTTAGATTATAGACTACATATAGTCAGAGCGGCCGCAATACTCACAAATAGTTATGTGGCCGGCACAGTGATTAGTGAGGTTAAAGATGCTAATCAATTGATTATTTTAGCTGATTTCGTGAAGGGATCTTTAACCTCAGTAGAAATTAAAGTTGAATTTTCTCCTGATGGTACAAATTATTACCGAGAAACTTCAGAAGCCTTTACAGCTGGTTCTGGCGTTGTGAGTTTAGCAGAGAGAACTTTCGCTGCTACCGGGGCTTATCGTATCGCTATACCTATAAAAGATAGGTTTATTAAATTATCAGTCCAAGGAACTGGTACAGTTACTTCATCATCAATAGCATTAAAAGCTGTTGTTGGTTCAGTTTAAAAAAATAAATTAACAATATGGGATTTAAAAATCAACCTAGTAAAAAACTTGATCTTGATGAACGACTTAGGGAGAAAGAATCTAAGCTAGAGATTTTGCGTAGTAAAATAGATTCTCATAGCGAAATGGTAAAAGATTCTGACAAAATTACTGAAGAGTCTAACCAAAAAGCTGAAGAGGCTAAAAAAAATCTTGAAGATACTGAGGATAAATTAGAATCATTAAAGAAAATATTTAAAAAAGCTACTGGAGAACAAAATTTAGAAAAGAAAGAATTGAGTAATAAAATTAAAGAAGCCAGTGCTAATTTAATAGAGGCCTTAGAGAAATATGAAGATAGCAAAAAACTTAATAAAGAATTATTATCTGAAAACAAAAATCTTAAAAATGATTCCTCAGAACTAAAGGATAAAATTTCTGAAAAAGAAGATGAATTAGCAGATATTAAAACATCTGCCAATACTGCAAGTGTAGAGTTCAATGAAAAAAAGTCTTATTATAAGAAAAAAACTAATAAGATTAAAAAGCATATTGAAGAATCAGAAATTTATTTGGAAAAATTGTCAAGTAAAATTAAAAAAGGAAAATTGACAATGGAGGAATTAAAAGAAATTGAAAAAGAAATAGTAAAATTGAAAGAGAAAAAAAATAATCTAACGTCAGAATTTTCAAGATTAAAAGCAGACTTTGATAAAGAGATTGGTAAACTTGATGACAGAAAAGAAAAATTAGATGAAGAAAAAGAAGCAAATAATAAGGATTATTCACTTAAATCAGGAGAATTATCAATTAGGGAACGTAAAGTAGAAGATGTTCTAAAATATCTTCAAGGTGTTATTCCTAAACTTGCTAAAATTGATGCAAGAGCTGTATTTAAAATAGACCTAACCAAAATTTAAAGGAAAAAAGGTATGAATAACAGTATCCATGGGGTAGCTACTAAAATATTAGAAGCTGATGGTGATCCGATTAATCCGTCAACCCAAGAAGGACAAGCTAGTATTATTACAGCAATAGGAGAAGATTGTAATTATATTCGATCAGAAGAAACAGCAACTTATAAATATTACGGATTTTCTTCGTTGACAGCTTGGCAGATTAAACGCAAAACTCTTGCGACAGGAGTTTGGGAGATAGCTTACGAAGACTTTACCGGAACTTACGCTAATTTTGACGACGCTTGGACAGCGAGAGCTAGTCTTTCGTATTCATACGCATAAATATAATAAAATAATAAACTAATAAAAAATATATGGCAAATCCAGCATTTTCGACAGCTTTAAGGTCAGCTCGTGTCAACGCTATTAAAACAGCAGTTGGCTCGGCAGGAAAGTTATTAATTTACGATGGCACACGACCAGCGTCAGGTGGGTCAGCAACAAATCTTTTAGCTACATTTACTATGGGTTCTCCTTTCTCTGATGATTCAACTGATGGAGTTCTAACAGGGACACTTCCTGATGCCGTAAACGCATCAGCAACAGGGACAGGGGCTTGGGCTAGGCTAGTAACTTCAGGCGATGTGTTCGTAGCAGATTACGATGTTGCAACTACAGGGGCAACAGCAATCGTTTTCAATTCCGTAGCATTCGTTTCTGGGGTTTCGTGTCAAATCCTAAGCTTCATTCAAACAGATGGTAACGCTTAATAAAAAATACTATGGGTTCATTCCCTTCGCAAAATTTAGTTATCGGAATTAAAGATGCTGGTTCAGCTCTTCCGTCAAGTCATACAATGGATTTCACTGGAGCTGGTGTTACAGCATCTGAAGAAGATGGCGTTGTAACAGTAGACATTCCTGCTGCTTCAAGTGGTTCAGTCATACCTTTTATGATAGGAGATTATTTTCTTCGTGAAACAAGGATGAGATTAGAACAGTTATTACTTGGTGAAACATCACAACTTTCCATTGCAATTATTGGAGATTCTTACACTCAAGCTTTATCAAGATATTCAGGGGCAGTTTATCAAAGACTCACAACCGACTATGGTGAGGCAGCTTCTGGTTGGGTAAGTTTTGGCAGTTATCTGGCTTCAGCAGGATATAATAATAGTATAGATACAACTAGGCTTGATTTTAGTGCAGAGTCAGGGACTTGGGTTGCCACTGCGTATACTACAGGCACATCACCAGACTTAGCTTACCGCTCAAGTACAACAGCAGAGTCAAAACTTACAATAGATGGCGAAGCTGGGTCTACCTCAATAGATTTATTTCATATAGCAGGAACAGCAGGTGCAATAAGATATAGATGGGATGGGGGAAGTTGGACAGGATTAGATGTTGGGACTGGTTCAGGTTTAACTATTACTGCACTTTCAGGTATGCCAGCAACTGCTTGGCAATTAGAAATAGAACACGTTTCAGGAACTGTAAAACTAGCAGGATTAAATGTTAAGAAATCTACAGCTGACGGGGTTAATGTATTTAAACTTGGTGCATCTGGTAGTCGAGCAACGCAATGGGCAGCAGTAGACGCAACTGAATGGCAAGCAGGGATAACTTCACTCAACCCAAATCTGGTTATTGTAATGCTTGGAGTTAATGACCAAAATGGTGATGTAACACCAGACGATTTTGAGACAGCATACAATACTTTGCTAACTAGAATACGAGCAGCACTTCCAAGTGTGGATATTCTTTGTGTAGCTTGCCCTGTGAATGGGCTTAGTCATACATACGCAATGTCTTTATATACAGCTAAAATACTAGCTTTAGCAGCAACTCATAAAGCAGGATTTGTTGATACTCAATATGTATTCGGTGAGTCATATTCAGATTATGGTTATGGTTCTGATAAGAATTGGTTTTCTTCAGATGATATACACCCTACGCCAGCAACAGGTGGTAGAGTTTTAGCGGACGTGATTTTAAGATTTATGACTAAATAATATGGCCAACTATTTTTACGATTCGTTTACAGAAACATCGGACACAAATATGGCCGATCATACGCCCGATACAGACCCAGGTTCAGTAGGCTGGACACAGATTTTATATACAACAATAGTAAAAGCAAGTATTGATGCAGCTGTACACGAAAGTGGAACAGCATTTCAAGTTGCCCCTATTCGTAGGGGAAGTCTTCCGTCAAGCGATGGTCTTGCTTATATAAACGTAAAATTAGGGGATACAGGTACTGGTTATCGTGCTTATATAGGTTTAACTGATTCTGACAGAGATGGATATTTTGCTGTACTTCGTGGAGATGGAAGGTTAATATTATATGCAACAACTGCGGGAGGAACAACAACACAACTCGGACTTTACACAATACCAAGTTTTAGTGCTTCAACCACTTATAAAGTATCCATCAGGTGTTTAGGAACTTCAATAAAAGCTTTTCTTGATGATGTTGAAAGAATATCAGAAACAAACTCAACTAATGAGACAAGAGATGGAGTTTTAATTCAAATTTATAATACACCGACAGGAAGTAGCGTTGAGGTTTATGATGTTGGATATGAAAAAATAGAGAACAATGGTGACTTAGATGTTACCCTAGACAGCATAACTTTAAGTGCAACTGGAACTCAAGCCGAAACAGGAGATTTAGACGCTACACTTGATAGTATAGTATTAAGTGCGACAGGAAGTAATAATGTTCCACCAGAAGGAGATTTGGATGTTATTCTTGACAGTATAGGATTAAGTGCAACTGGTATACAAAGCAACTTAGGCGATTTAGATGTTACCCTCGATAGTATAGGACTGACTGCAACTGGTAGTATTTCGTCTATATTTGAAAAGATAAACTGGACTGGTGGAGAGAATGACTCGTCACCATCAACTGAACCTACTTTTGAAATAATGCGACTTACAGATAATTACTTTTTAGATTTTAACGATATGACATTTAAGGCTTCAGGTTGGACAACGAAAAGCGTAACATTAGCAGAAGAATTTTCATCGCCATTACCTACTTTCCAATATGAATTAGAAACGTCAGCTTTCGATGGGTATTATTACTTTATTCCCTATTCACCAGATACTTTCAATAAACCGTCAGCATTTCAAGAAGCATATTCTGATGGAGTTAGAATTACTGGAGGTCTTACATTTTCAGAATTATCAACACTTAATTTAATCAATACAAAACTTGGAACACCTACACCAAATATAACAAGCGACCTTTCTGATATATCAGATGATATTTCTGAATTACTAACAGAGGATGATTTTCTAGCAAATAATAAAAAGAAATGTTAAAATATTTACACAATATTATGAAAAAAATATTACTCACAATCGCATTACTCCTATTATTCAGCGGGTGTACGGCTCAAAATGAAAAGAATATTGGTGATGGATTTAATTCATTACAGGACTCTCCAACCCTAGAATCATTGACCGATGTTGATTTATATGGTTTAGCTACTGATGATTATTTACAATATGATGGGACAGATTGGGTACCGGTTGTAGGGACTGGAGGCGGTGGTGGAGGAGCTACTGATCAACTAGGGCAAATAGGTGATGTTTCGACTTCAACACCAATGACTTATGGCGAGATGCTTAGATATAATACAGCTACTAGCGAATGGGAAAGTGTTGCTACTTCTACACTAGGTTTAAGTAGCGGAGGTTCAGGAACAGTAACTTCAGTTGATTTGAGTGTACCTACAGGGCTTGCAATAGCAGATAACCCTATAACAACATCAGGCACTTTAGCTTTAGATTATGACGGAGGCTACGCTGCGGTCAGGACTGCTTCAACTACTAATTGGAATGATTTTTACGATACTCCTTCTAGTAGAATTACTGACGGTACTAATCTAGCTTGGGCTGGCAATACCTTAAATGTAGATGACCCTTTCACAGTAGCAACTTTAGTAGCTTCTACTGTAGCTTCTTCTACTAGGCTTCAAGTAGGTGGAACATCAGAATCAGGATTTAGTGGTAATGGAGATATATTTGCTAGTGATTCAATAAGAGCCGTAGGAGGATTCTATGCAGATGCAAAACCTTATGGAGCTGGATTAGAGATTTTAAATGCAGGAAATACAATAACTTATACAAATATAGCAAATGGCGATGCTACTTTAACAGCTTCTTCTCAAATAATAACTGATACTCACGCTAGTTTTGATTCTAGTTATGAAGGACAGTTTTTAAGAGTTATAAGTTCAGCAGCACCTAGTTTCGGAGGAGCAACTGGAGAGGTTCAAGAAGTATTAGACAGCACACATTTAGTTGTAAGTTTTGGAACAGCTAATGGAGATGCGATACCAGATGCTACTGCTATGTCTTTTATTATTTACCCAGCACCTATTTTCTTTGTTGGAGATAATGGAGATTTTGAATTAACTGTTGGTAATAATGAAGATGCAGTATTTGAAATAGAAATACCAGAAGGTAATGGATTTACAGGAGTATATATTGACGATATTGCAGGAGCAGACCAACATCAAGCATTAACAATAGATGTAGACTCACAAGGTTATGACGGAATAGTTGCTCTTAACTTGTTTATGCAAAATGCTTCTTCTACTAACCCATCAGACGGAGTATTAGAAACAATGGCAAGCCTTGAAGGAAATGCGAATAATTATCTTAATAGTTCATTGAGATTTATGGACTTTAACCTTATCGGAACTGGAACGGATAATGATGTAGATATAATGCACATAAATAATTTACCTTTAACAAGTCATATAATTCATTCAGGTAATCCAAACGATTTAGAAAGAGCTTATTATGATGATGGTGATGGAACAACTATTGATTCAACAACTGCCTTTAATTCGGCAGGAACAAATATAACTTTGTTCGAAAACGATAATTCGATTATATACATTGCAGGAGCAACAGGCATAGAATTTACAAACATAGCTTTTGATATTTCAACTGAGAGCCAAAGAACTATAAATGCTGAATATTATTATTGTGATGGCGATGACAGTTGGAAAGTCTTGTCAGGAGTAGTTTCTACTATCAATGGATTTAAACAATCAGGTTCTATAAACTTTATGAATCCAGTTGATAGAGGACAATGTAATGAAGAAATTGATAGCACAGCTTTTGCAGATACAGACGCTAGAAGTTATATAGCCATTAAAAGAACACGAAGCAATAATTGGGCTGGACAAAAACCTATAGAAAATTTAGTAAGTATTTCAGGTGGTGGAACTTACCTTTATATGGACAGCTACGGAGTTAAACCAGTAGGAAGTGCAGGAGCACCTTATTCTTGTACAGCTTCAGAAGCAGGAATGACTTACTACGATACAATAGCTACATCTCTATTATGGTGTACTGGTAGTGCTTGGATAGCTTTTGCAGAAGTATCTGACATCACAGTCCATAATAACCTTAGTGGAATACAGGGTGGTACATCAGCAGAATATTATCACTTAACAGCAGCAGAATACACTGAGTTACAATTAGGTTACTTACTACCAACAGACATTAATACTTACGATAAATTAAACACAATAGTAGCAGACGCAACACTTGTTTATACAGGTGGTGCTTTTCACGATGGCTTCTCTGACTTTGTAGCTAACGAACATCTTGACTGGACTTCTGACCAAGGTGCTACTAACATTGATGCAGGTAATTATATTGATACAACATACACCGCAGGTGGAACTTTATTGGATTTAACTACTGGAACTTTCTCTTTAGATGAAGGAACTCTTACAGATACTAAAGTTTGTACTTATGAAGCTGGCACAGGAATTGAGTGTAATACTACAGTTTCTTCTAGTGTCTTGGCAAAAGGAAACTTCATAGTAGGCGATCCTAGTAATGAAACATCTGCTACTTCAACTATATATTTAACAGAAGATGGAAGAATAGGGATAGGTACAGAAGACCCAGCCTCTATCAATTCATCAGCTGGTTTTTTACTTGCGACTGAAGATGGAAATAAAAGTGATTTTGGCAATTATGTTGCTGGGGCTGGTTATCCTGCATTTATTCTTTTAAGTTCTAACGGTACTATTGATTCGCCAACTATTGTTACAAACCCTGAAGTTATAGGAGCTTTTGACTGGAAGGCTTATGACGGAGTTGATTTTAATACAGTCGCTGCTAGGATAAGAGCCGAAACAAGTGGAAGTATAGCAGAAAACTTAGTAACAACTAGCTTAGTATTCCAAACAAATGATGGTATAAGTGGTAATGCTACAGAATTGATTATTGATTCCAACGGCTTACTCACATTCTCTAACGCCACTTCCACAGTCGGAATAACAGCCCCTACATTCTACGGAGCTTTACAGGGCAATGCTTTAACATCAACTGCCTTTGCTGCTAATCCAGCAGGTCATTGTGCGGCTGGTGAATATGGTTTAGGAATAGATGCTAATGGTGAAATGGAGAATTGCACTGATGCAACTACAGAAATAAATACAGTAGTCAATGGACTCGGAGGAACTAATCTAACTTGTGCAGCTCAATCTTGTGATGTTGACGATTCTTTTA